CTGGCCCAGTTCCTTTATGTCGGCCCGCAACGCGCGCACGCGATTGGCAAAGCCATCAGCAGTCCGCGCAACATCGCCATTGGCATCGGCCAGGCCCTGCTGGATCAGCACTGCCCGCACCATGATCTTGCCCTGTTCGGTCAGCTCCTCGCCGACCTTGATCATTCCAAGTTCGAGCGCCTTGGACTTCACCGCGGTTTCACTCAGATAAACGCCGAAATCGCGCAGTGGTTCGCTTTCACCAGACAGACCCGATCGGATCTTGGCCAGGGCCTCATCAAAGCTGGTATTGTAAAAGCTGGCGGCGTCCTGTGCGAGCACGGTAAACTTCTGCGACAGGCGGGCAGCCGCCGCTTCGGTCGGTGCGGCCTGCTTGAACAACTGGCCCATCGCCAGCGCACCAGCCTTCATTTCACTGGTGGCGCGGCCCATGGCATTGCCCGTCTGGTCAGCCCAGCGATTCATGGCGGCAGCGCTGGTGCCAAACGTATAGTCGAACGCGCTCTGCAGCTCCTCCAGGTTGCTGGCAGCGTTGACTGTGAACCCCGCCAGCGCGACCATCGGCGCGGTGATCCCTACCGTCATACGCTGGCCAAAGCGGTTGAACGCTTCTGCCATATCCCGGCCCAGCGTCAGGATCTTCCCGAACGACATCTCGATATGGCGCGTGCCACGGTCGAAATCCTGCAGGTCCCACTCCAGGGCCGCGTTCAGCGATGCAATCGGTCCCGGCATATGGTTTTCCCAAACAAAAAGGCCCGCCGGTTGCCCGGCAGGCCTTGAATTGAAACTTCGTCTTCGTGTCAGTCGAGCAGCTTCAGCCCGATGCGATGGACCCGCCCGGAGTGGCGGCCATAGATTCCGGCATACGTCAGCTGCCGCCCGAACGCACTCTGCGAAACATGGCGGCGGTCGGTGCTGGTGCACCACCAGACATAATGCCTGTAAAGAGCGGTCGCTTCCACCTTGTGACCGGTGACGAAAGTAGTGCAGGCAGACATCCAGTCACCCACAGTCTCTTCAATCGCGTACCCGGTGATCGTCAGCGGCGCAGCCTTTGGCGAAACATCCGGCAGACCCAGATCAACCCACAGTCGTTTCGCCGCGCTCCTGCCGTACAGCAGCCGTGCTTCGCGAACCATCCGCATCCGCTCGGCCATCGCGTCAAAGTCCAGCGCCGGGATATCCCGGACCGGCTCTTCTTCTGCCGCCTCAAGAACATGATGCTCCAGCGCGTTGAACGCCTCGATGAACGCCAGCTTCCATTCCAGCGCCTTCTCGCCGGTGAAGCCCATGGCGACCAGACAGAACCCGTCACGGTCCATTTCGAAAACCCTGACTGGTCTCGGCGCCGCCGAGGCATCGTGCATTTCCTCCGACAGCGTAAAATTGCGCTGTCGCAGTTCGGGCTTGCGGTCGAGGATCACATCGATCGCGCGCAGCACATCCTTGTGCTGCTTTTCGAATGCGTCGGCGACAAGGCGGCTGTTCGTCCGCGCACCTGCTGGCGTGATGGCAACCAGCGCGTTCATGCCAACATCTCCCGTTCAAACGGGCGGTCCGCAAAATACTCTGCCGCTGGCCCATTGCACAGCATCATGCAGGCATCGATGCCATCATGCAGTAGACCAATCAGGTCACCGACCTCGGTATTGACGTCGCGCCGGTTCATCAAAACCCCGGCAAGGGTGCGCAACTTGTCGAGCCGGGTTTCCATATCATCCAGCCTGTCGGCAGGCGAATGGGATACACTACGCAAAATTCCCGCTGACATTCCGTGCAGCGGAATGATAACGGTCGAAACAGCCTGAGGCATGGGTCAACTCCATGTTGATGGTTAGAGGCGGCAGCGGTGTTTCAGCACCTTGCCGCCTCGTTTGTAATTACAAACACTATTGCCCGCCGTCAACCTGCAATGTAGACATTGCGGATGCAGCATATCCGAACCTTCCAGATGCGTGTCGACGATGAATTCCTGCGTCAGCTTGACAACTGGCGTAGGCTGCAGCCCGAGATACCGTCGCGCGCCGAGGCGATCCGGCGGCTTGTAAGGGAAGCCGCAGAGGCAACAGAAACTAAAACTTAACTGATGGAAAGCCGGTGAACGGCTTTATAGAACACATGCCAGCAGTAGTCTTATTCCTGCGCGTCGGCAGAAGTGTATCAGCAATATAGGTGTATTGACCAGTTTTCCGATCAATTTTCGCCAAAAAGTCGATACGGACACCGGGTTCCGATGCTGAATACGCCCGCAACACTATCCTATCAGCGAACACTTCTTTTATCGGTAGAACCTTTTCGCATGGCTTGTAGCAGTATTGGCCTGATTTTATGTCTATGATCAAGTCGACTATTGCACTTACTTTTGATCTTTGCTCGTTTTCGATGGTTTCTGTGGTTGTCCCAACACATTCAAGATCGAACTGATCCGCCGCCATCGCAGGCGAGGCCGCCAAAGCCAAAACCAATCCCAGACCGATTCTCATCATCCACTCCCTGGCTGAAAGCCGATAATGTGCCTCAGCCAGCTCAGACCGTCACCCGCCTTTCTGTTTCGATGCTCGCTTTTCTCCAGCGCGCAACCAGGCACCCCATGCCCGCGCGTTCGCCGCGCTTTCATCGGGTGTGAACGTTTCGGCAGGCTTGGGCTGCTCGCCTTCGCCGCCGATCATGTTTTCAAGTTTTGGGTAATGAGCAGGCGGGCATTGGCTGAGCATCCCGGCGAGCCATGCCGACATGACATGGTTTCGGAACTCCGCTTCGAAACGCGCCTTTGCGCCCCATAGCGACAGGATCGTGCTACGCGGTGTCTGGTGCCAGAATGCCGACGGGTCGTAACCCGCCTGACACCAGGTCTGGAATATTACTTCCCAGTCCCATCCGGCTTTGCCAGGCGACCCTTTCCCGCCTGTCCCGCCGAAGCGCCGATGGGTGCGCTGTCGGGCATCTGGCCGCCACGCAGAGCCTTCATCACCGCTTCGCGCACTGCCGGGTTTTCCGACATGAACATCTCTACCACCAGGTCTTCGGTGATCAGCGGGTGATTATCCTTCAACCCGCCATAGACCAGTGCGACGATCGTCTGCAGCCGCGGATTTCTTCCGGTGTCGAGTGCCGCCTTCATCTCGTCGACAGCATCGAGCACCGAGAAACCCAAAACATCTTCAGCATGATAGAAGGCGCGATTGCCGAGTTTCAGGTGATATTCGTGGCCTTCGAACGTGAAGGTCGCGCTACCCTCAAGGGGACTTGCCATTGCCTGAGTCCTTTAAACGGTGGTCGCGGCCTGCGCGATGACTCCGGGCTGACCCGTCAGCGTCGCTGTCCGAATGGCGCCCAGAGGCGCATCATCGGGCACATAGCTCATCAGGAACATGGTGCCCGTGTTGTCCTGCGTGGTGCCATCTTCTTCGACGGTCACGATCTTGAACGGACGCTTTTCACGGCTTGCCAGATGCTCGAGCAACAGCAGGTCAGTCGCGCTGCCGGGCTCATACTTGATCGTCGCGGTCAGTTCTCCGACATCGCCATGGCCAGGGATGTAGCTCTTCACCTTGCCGCTGCTGTGGTCCGTGTTCTCGACCTTGCCGATCGAGAGCGTCGGCCGATTGACGCTCATCAGGCCGACGATCTTGGTCAGCGTATCCGATGCGTTCGTCAGGTGCAGTTCAGTGCCGTCCGAAAGGACGCCGTCACCAGTTGCCATATCAACTTTCCTTTATGCAGAGGTGTAGGGGATCATCATGTCGCGGACTGTCCAGAAGACCCTGATCCCACCGTCCAGGTCTTCAGCATTCATGTCCCGTTCGAACACCAGCTTGGCACGGTGGAAGCGGATGCCACCAACCGTCGCCGGAATTTCAAGCTCTTGCGTTATCGCCCGCGCGACCTGCTTGGCGGCCAGCCAGGTCAGGCCGAAACACTCGAAGCGAACACGTGGATCGTGCAGCCCCTGCGGACCGTCCTGATCGTACATCCGCCCGGGCGACACCGTCTGGATATGCACCGCCGGAAAAGCCGTGGCCTGGTCCGATCGACGCTCCCCGACATCAATGGTCGGCCGCCCGTTAAACACGCCGGCCAGAGCCGCCACCGTACTGGCAGCGCGCAGCCGTTCAACCAGCGCCTCTTCCATATCAGTTGGCCTGAAGGATCAGGCGACCAGCGCCCTTGCCCAGAATGTCCACAATCTCATCGCGGTGTTGTTCAAACGCCGGGGCAAGAAACGGCTGCGCAGCCATCTTCACAGTTCCCGCTTCGACAAACCAGCCGTGAAAGGCCTGCCCCGCCAGGACTCCGACATAAACCCCGGCGCTGCGCCGACCGCCGCGGGCAGGCGCAGCTTGCAGATGGTCGCCGACCACGATTGACTCGCGGAGGTCGCCCGACAGGACTGGAACCAGCATGCGAGCCGTTTCAGCCACCGGCTCAAGCGCCTTCATCGCCTCGGGCTTGATTGTGTCGTCAGTCACCGCCGCACCGATATTCCGGACCGCAGAGATAGCATGCTCAACACCGCTGAGCGCAAATTCAATCATCCGCCTGATCCACCACGGGCTTGCGCCGGCGCCGTACCGCACTGGCCGTTTCGACATGGCCGGTGGCGATCAATGTCGCTGGCGAAGGGTGGCTGTATATATCGCCGACAGCCTTGAACCGCTTGTCACCATGGTCATTCGCATGTTCGATCTTGGTCTTTACCAGCATGTCAGGTCCCCGCGATCAGGCTGGTGCGGCGCACCGCCGTGAATTCAATGGCACTGCGATCGACGGGGTTGATGCTGGCGATGTCCCAGTCCGAACCGCCGAACTGGATGAAATCGCCGACCGTCACGCCGCGAAGCGCAGCATTGGTGTCGACATTGAACGTGGCCGACTGGCTGGCGCCCTCGATCGCAGCCTCTCGGCGCTCAGCCCCCTTGCCGTAGAAGATTGCAGCCCAGGCTGGCGCGATCAGCGTGGACGAACCCGCAACGGGCTCACCCGCGGCATTCTCCGTCGCCGCGCCCTTGCGCCGAAACTCCACCTTGTTGAACCGGCGCGACCGTGGCGTTTTCATATCACCGGCATCCGCACCTGGTCACAGTAGAACTTGAAGCCGGGCTGCGCGACGATGGTCACCTCGCCGGAAAGCATATCTTCCCAGTTCTCGAACATCTGGACCAGCATCATCCGCACCGCCATCACCAGAACGGGAGGGCGGTTCGCATTCGTGTATCCAGCGGTGAAGGTCACGGTGACAGGGCCGTATGTCGTCGGCCAGGCGGCGTTGAGCGCGGGCAAAAGCCCCCCCAGCACATCAAGCCGCCAACTGCCTGCATCCATGTCCACGGGGCTGCCATCGCTGCCAACGTAGCTGATGCCCGTGACCTCCACCGTCGCCGCAGGACCAACACCCATGCGCATTCCCGGGCCGAAACCCTCGAACTTGGCGACCATGCCCGTCGTGCGACCAAGCCGCACATTGGTGTATTGCTCAACCGCCTGGATGGCGGCATCGCGGCAGAACGAAATCTTGTCGTCTTCGTCATCGTGCAGGATCCGAAGATGCGCCTTCGCATCCGCCAGCGACAGGATGCCCTCACCATAACCCTCGACGATGTCGACAGGAGTCAGGGTGAAAAGCATGATGCCACCAGCGAATGTGAGGAAAGCAGGATCAGGCGACGGGCGCAGCGATGGCAGGGTTGCCCTTCACCACCATGATACCGGCGATGATGCTGGTGCCGCTGTTCTTGGTGGCAACCGTGCGGATGTACCGCTTCGGCCCCTTGTAGCCCACCTTGTAGACACTGTCCGCCGCCAGACTGGCAGGGAAGGTGCCCAGCAGATCGGCAGCCGCCACATCGGTGAAATCGCCCGAGGTGGTCGTGTTCGATTCCTGCAGTTTCACGGTGAAGTCACCAGCGCTGGCAATGGCGCCGGTATTGATCAGCACCTCTGCGGCATTGAAACCCTGCAGGTCGATCGCCGCAGAAGTCGCGGTGGCGGACTGGACCGCCGGGATGAGAGCGGCGACCAGCGCCATGTTGTTGTGAAGGTCCTTCATGTCGATGTCCTTTTGCATGAAGCCACCGGGCCAGCTCGCGCGGGCCCGGTGGGGAAGGGAATGTGATCCTTGGCCTGTCAGGTCAGGATCAGGTCGAGCACTTCAGCAGCTTGATCGCCTCGAAGTTGACGACGCCGCCACCAACACGCTTGGTGGTGTAGAACTTGACGTTACCCTTGGAGGTGATGTCATCACGGATGACCGTGATTCCCTTGCGATCGGTGATCAGATACCCGCGCTGAAAGTTGCCGAAGGCAACCGGGAACGCGTTGGCCCCCAAAGCGGACATGTTGTCATCGGTCTCGACAGGCTTGCCGAGGATGGTGGCAGGCATGTCAACAGTCGGCGGAGACCACAGATAGTTGTCATCGCTGCCCTTGAACTTGCGGATCGTGCCGAGCACGGCATCCGACGTCAGGAAGCTGGCACCGTTGCGGTAGCCGGCCTTCAGCGAATAGAACAGATCGATGATGGCATCGGCGGGCTTCGAGGTGGCGAAAGCTGCCGCAGCACCCGTGACCGTGAAGCCGAGCTTGCCCCAGGCATAACTGGCATTGGCGACGGTGTCGTATGCCAAGATACCGCGTGGCTTGTTCACGCCATTGCCGCTGATGAAGGCCAGGCCCTCCTCTTCGGCAAATTCGACCGAGACCTCGTCCGCCAGCCAGGCCGCGACATCGACGATGCCATCGTCCAGCATGCGCTGGGTGGTCACCGGCTCGGCATAGATTTCACCGGCAGCGATCGTGATCTTCGACAGAGTCGGGGTCGAGGTAGATGCGCGAGCTTCTTCCTCGCCAACCCATCCCGACGTGGTTCCGCCCAGGTTGACCAGCTTCGAATACTCGTCGGAGCTGACCTGAACGACGCGGGCGAGACCACGCATTGCCGAGACGGTCGCGAGCACGCGATCGACGGTGCCTTCCATCTCGGTCGGCACCAGGAAGCCGCCATCGGGGTCCGACTGGGTGGTCAGCTTGGCTTTCATCTGCAACTGCTTCAGGGCCTCGGGATCTCCCCCGCGGCGGAACCAGCGGTTGAAGGCATCCGAGTGAGCACGCACGTCGGCATCGATCGGCTGGCTGCCACCACCGCCCACGCGCAGCGCATCAAGCGCAGCCTTTGCATCGTTGATCGCCGTGGTCAGAGTCCCGATTTCGGCGTTGATGCGCTCGACCTTTTCGGTCTGCACACAGTCCGCCAGGCCCTTCTTGATGTCGGCCAGTTCCTTGTCACGCTCATCCTTGAACGCCTGGAAGGTCTGCTGCATTTCAGCGATGATGGTGGGCAGGTTGCCCGCATCGGCGCGCACGCCGAGGATCCCGCGCGCACGCGAGTTCAATGCAATCGTCATGTTGATATCTCCGTTTAGGACTTCATGGCTTCGATCAGCTGCTTGAGAGCAGCTTCGGTGACACCTGCATCGCGCGCGGTGGATGGGGCTGCATCACGCTGGCCCCCGAGAGCCGAGATCATCGATTGACGATCGCGACGAGAAAATCCTGCCCGTGCCAGGGCAGCTTCGGTCTGCCGCTTGGCCATAAGGGCGCTGTCCTTTTTTGCGGCAGCGGGCTTGCCTGCAGGCACCGCTGACGCGACTTCGTCAGCCAGCCCCATCTGCACGGCCTCACTTGGTCCGATGTACGATTCGCCGTCCATCATGGTGACGATCTCGGCGCGGGACATACCACTGCGCGCTTCGTAAATGTCGGCAAGGCCTGCATCGAAACCTTCGAACACATCGGCCGCAGACCGCAGATCATGGCGATTGCCGATCACGACGCTCCAGCAATTGTGGATCATCAGCGAAGAACCTAGCGACATGCTGATATGGTCGCCGGCCATCGCAATGGTGGACGCTGCGGATGCGGCAATCCCGACGACGTTGACCGTCACCTTGGCCGGATGGGCGCGCAGCAGGTTATAAATGGCGATGCCTTCGAACATGTCGCCGCCGGGGCTGTTGATGTTGACCTGCACATCACCTTGACCAATTTCCTTTAGCCGGGCAGCAACGCGCTGGGCGGTGACCCCGCCACCAGTCCACCAGTCCTCGCCGATCACATCCAGCATATCGATGGTGTTGGCATCGCTTCCAGCAAGTGCCAGCGGCTGTTCAGCCCACTTTGCCAGCAGATCGCTGGGCACGTCCCAGTCAAGGCTCTGCGGGCGTTCAAAGATGCGCGCTTCAGGCAGGTTACGCAGGCTCATTTAGACTGTTCCCTTGGCTGCCGCCTGCCATGTTTGGCGGATCATAATAGACATCGCCGCCGGGGCGGGGGTTCTCATCTTCCAGTTCGAGGACCTTGTTCGGGCTGAAAACACCCCACTGCATGGCCTTCACATATGCTTCCCAGCGGCTCTTCAGATCGCCCTTGACCAAGGCATTACGATTGAACTTGGCGTACACGCCAGGGTTGCGGGTAGGGTCGAGACAATCCAGATTGATCGTCTCTTCCCACATCGTCAGGTGGTCTTCGAGCGTGTACGTCACAAACCCTTGCGACTGCTGCTCGATACCACTGCCCCAGCTGGTCGCCTTCTCGGTGTCGCCGATCATGTGCGGCGGAACACCGAAGAACATGGCGATGTCGCTCCGCGAGAATTTGCGCCCCTCGATCCACTGCGCATCCTCGGCCGTCAGCGCCATCCGCTCCAGGCTCATCCCCTCTTCCAGGATGATTGTCTCGCCTTCACGGGCGCCGCCATTGCGGAATTCGCTCATGCCTTCCCGCAGGCTCGCGTGAGCCTCTTGGCTCAACTTCCCCGGATGTTTCAGCGCAGTCGAGACATTGGCACCATTGCGGAACACAGCACCCCCATGCCGCTCCATCGCCAGCGCCAGGCCAATGGTCTCGCGCGCATAGGTTATCGGCGAGACGCCATTGATCCCGTCAAGCGTCAATCCGATGAGGTGTAGCACTTCGGGCTGGGTGAAAGTCAGCAGCCGACCGTCCTTCCGGGTGTACCGATACTCCAGCTCCAGTGTGTCGAGCTGCTTCACCGTCACTCTGTCCGGGTGTAGCGGGATCAGGGCGACCACACTTCCAGACGCATCCCGGCTAATCAGCGCGAATGCTTGCCCGCGCAACAGAACATGCGCCTGCATCATCCTTTTGAACTGGGCAGGCTTTTGCCAGATGTTGGGCTTCCGGTTCAGAACCAGAGAAATCGCCAGGTCGCTCGCATCCTCGCGGACACCATCATTCACGCGCCGCTTTATCTGCAGCGGCAACGTCGCGACAGCTCCGGCAATGATCCGCACACAGGCATAAACCGCCGCAACGCGCATCGCGGTTTGTGCGTTGACAGCTTCTCCAGCGCCGCTCACCGCGCCGCCGCGTAGCGCCTCTTCCAGTTCGCTCGAGCTGGTAATGACCAGACCACCACCCGCCGACGTGATCGCCGCACGCGGCTGCATGGCGCCAGAATCCTGCGGCGTTTCCATAAGCCATCGCGTGAAGCGATTGATAATACTCACACCGCCTCCCTTAGACCTTCAACAGCCCGCGCTCTTCGTAGACCGACCGACCCGACCCCGCCGCTTCCGGGTTCCGCTCGAGCAGCTTCACCGCGTTGAAACCCGCTATCAGTGGGTCAATCTTGCACTTGCCGGCAGCTTCCTTGGTGATCAGCACGGCGTTGCCGCGCTGTTCTGCCTTGGCATTGCCGACACAGAACGCCATCAGCCGCCCACCAAGGTGAGCCGCTGTCCTGTTCTGCAGCTTGCGTTCCATGCTCCACACCGCCGACGAGAGCCTGAAACCCTGGCCGATCGCGGTCATTTGCTCCTCGGTGATCTCCCGATCACTCAGTTCGTCGAGCAGCACGCCCACCCCTTGCGGGTCCAGTCCGATCGCGGACTTTTCCGGCAGCAGACCGGTGGCCGCGACCTTCTCGACGATATCGGCTACGCCCTTGATATCTTCATCGCCATCATCCCAGAATGTCAGGTCGCCATCGTCGGAAAAGCCCTGAAGCTCGGCAGCGATCACCTTGCGGAGTTCCAGGACCGAGCGGTGCGCCCAGGCATGAAACCAGAAAAGCCAGCGTTGCGTGTCACGTTCACGCCCTGCAACGCACAGACCGAGCAGATCGTCCAGACCACCGCCGTCGATACCGACCACGGCGACCTCGCACCGCTCGAGCAGTTCATCCAGCGACTGGATACTGTTGTCCACCGCCTGTTCCCAATGGTCAGCCCCGCGCCATCGTTCGCTGTGCAGGCCCAGCCCGATCTCGATGTTCAGATGCTGGGAGGCCCAGCGCCTTATTTCCTCTTCGCCCTTTTCCTTCGCGCTGGCGTAGTCCGCCTCGAGCAGCGACAGGTGGCAGGACCGCCCAAGATTGGGCAGCACCATGTGCCAGGTCTTGCTGTTCTCCCATGGCCGTTTGCGGTCAGTCTGGACCTCTTCCGGAAACTCGTACAGCACCGGCAACATGTTGGCCGCCACGCCGGTTACTCGGCCATCGCGGATCGCCCGGGCAATCTGCAGCTCGTTGCGGAACACGCCCGCCGGTGGCTGGTCGGACTGGGTGGTGATCATCACCATGAACCCGTCCAGCTTCGCCACCAGACCGCCGCGCAGCTGACCCAGCACCCGCGCCGCGTAGGGCATCTTGCCCAGAATGTGCACCTCGTCGATCAGCAGCCCCTTGGGGATGCCGCCCGTCGCGACCTTCTCGTCGAAGGTCTGGATCTTCAGGAACGATTGCGTCCGCAGATCGACGATGGTCTTCAGGTGAGCCCTGATCTGGAACCGCTTGCGCAGCACCGGATCGGCATCAATCATCCCCGCGGCCTGGTCGAAACCGCGCTGCGCGATCTCCTGTGTCGGCCCGAGCATGTAGTATGGCTGCCGAGGGACCGGGTCCATCAGCAGCGCCGTGACCATGATGGCACCGCCACCGGTGGTCTTCGAATTCTTCTTCGGCACCAGCACCAGCGCTTCACGCACCCGCCTGATGCCTTCTGCGTCGACCGAGCCGAACAGCGCGGCGACAACATCGCGCTGCCAGTCGCCTGCCGCATCCCGCAAGCGGGGCTGGTCGGCGACATCCGGCAGGCGCAGATTGTTGAAAATCCCCACCGCACGCCGGACCAGGTCCGGATCAAGCGGCAGGTCCGGCACCAGGCTGCGGCCGTCGATCAGCCGCTGCTTCCAGTCCGGGCATGAGAAGTCCCAGGGATCCACAGCCGCTGCAGCGGTCAGCTGTTCAGCAGGCCGTCCCATTCACTGCCTTCCCCGGCTGTGCGGGCATCCAGCAACCGCTGATCCTTCTTGCCGATCGGCGCAGGCTTGGCCGGACGCGCCGGCAACCGCATACGGTCCAGGTCGCCCTTGTCGATCCGCGCAAACAGTTCCTTGACCGCAGCGGGCTTGCCCGCCTCGGCCAGCGTCCACAGCATCTGCAGCAGCTTGGCCTTGGCGGCAGCGGCAGCGGCAGCCCGCTTGTCGCACTCCGGAAAGTAATGCTTCCGCAGCGTCTTGGTGCAGATGTTCAGCGCGGCAGCCGCCGCATCCTCATCTTCACCGGTTGCGAATAACAGATTGATTTTGTTGGCATTTTCAGTGGTGCGCACATGCGCCGGGCGCCCGCGCATCGTCCGACGCACAGGTATCGGGTGCCCGAACAGGTCGAACTCCCCCGAAAAATTGCCAGCCACTGAAAAAAACCTCCAAATGAGAGACACGGTGGTCGGCGCGCGGTGAACCCTGCAGACTTTCGACCACCCCCCGGTCAGCCAGCTTGCCCGACCGCCCGTTTGGCACGCTCCCGTGCCGTCTTGCGTTGATGACAGACGTGGCAGAGCAGCTGGACGTTGTTCTGGTCCAGCTTGGCACCGCCATCCTTGAGCTCGACGATATGATCGCCGACAATTCGTTTGCCCGATCCGCAGGTGACACAGAACGCACCACGCTCACGCTTGATGTCGCGCACCAGGTCACGCCACTCGGGCGAATGATAGAAGCTGTCCGCCACCTTAGGCAGCGGCTTCACCTTGGGCGGCACCGGCTTCAACCGTGAAGGTATCTGCCTCAGCCTGCCCATCGATCCTCCGAACGTCACCGACCAAAGCAGAACGGGCGCCCCGATTGCTCGAGCCGCCCGTTCAAGTTTGCAAGAGAGGAAGCGTACCAAAGGAAGGACATCCAGTGCGACCCGTGCGCACTTCCCCAGCACATCAACAGGAATACCCCAAACGCTGCGGAAACGGACAAACATTATTCATCTGCGGGAAGCGAGAACCGCTTGACACGTTCCGCAGGCAGAAATCCTAGGCTTGCGCCAATACGCCAGCAGATGCCGCCATCGCCACCTTCCTGATCGCCCGCTCATAACGCTTGCGAAGGCTGTCACTGGTCACCGCACGATCACCGAACACGCGCCACACATCGGCCCAGGCGAACCCACCACCCTCATGCTCGCGCTTCTGCCGCAGCACGATGCCGACCAGCCTGCGATGCGCAGGAGGCACCACCAGCACCAGCGCGCCCTCTCCGGTGACCCAGCGCTCCACATGGCCCACCTGCGCCCGCGTCAGGCCCGGACCGCGCGGGACGGCATCACCGTCGCCATAGTCGCCCAGCCATGTCGCCCGGATGATCTCGGGCCAGCCAGAGCGCGACCCGGCAGACAGGAAGCCCCGCTCCCGGTCGGGCATCCGGCCCAGATACTCCATCGCATCCATCAGCGCCGCCTCGACCTCATCGAAGCCAAGAAGATCAGCCCCATCTATTTCTTTATGAAACACCACATATCCCCTTGGAAGACAGATCAGACAGTAAGATAGTTCACCAACCTACGCACATGCGGGCGCGCACACATGACTGGAACCCGCAAAAACTGTCTGACAATCCGCCAACTGTCTGACGCTGGCTCTAGCAGCGGCTTTCAGCAGGGTGACAGTTGCAGACAGTCAGACGGATCAGCCATCGCCAACAGGGTCCGTCACCCCCTCAGACACCGCCCGACCACCCCGATCAGGCCCCGCCGCGCGGCCAAATACCAGACAGTCAGGCAAACTGTCTGAAACTGTCTGACACAAGATGTTGTGGTCGGCCTTCATGGCTCAATCATCCCACCCAGGCATCGGCCCAGCATCGCGCGGATCGGGCACGCCGAGGCCATCATCGGCCACCACCGGCCTTGCCGCCTGGAACAGCTCGTCACCGCCCCGCAGGCGGCATCCACGGCGATGCACGCGCCCACCATGGGACTTGAACTTGATCAGCTGCTTGTCGCCCAGCGCGCGCCCAAAGGACGTGCTGTTCATGATCCCGCGATCATCCACCCCGTTGTCGGCGCAGAATGCCTTGTAGCTGTCGAACAGCTCCTGCGCCGGCGTCACACACTTGGGGTCGCTGGTATCGACATGGTCGGCAAACCACTCACCAAAAGGGTTCGATGCCCGCCGGTAATCGTCGGTCGCCTCCCGCACGCTCGGCGGCGGCTTCAACTCGCCGGTGTTCAGCCAGGTCAACACACCATCGACCAGCCACCGCAGAACCCCGGCCTTCTCCGCCAGCAGGTCCTCCATGATGCGCTTGTTGATCGCCTCATCCTTGAACTGGTGCGGAAACATGATGACGATGATGCGCCGCCAGATGCCGTCGTCATCGCCGCTCACACGCGGCTTGCGATTGCACTGGAAGAAGATCTTGCACCGCGGGTCGAAGGTGAACGGCGCGCCGTGCAGCTCGCGCGCCTGAATCGGCTCGCCGCCGGTGATGTCCTTGATCCGGCTTTCGTCCAGCATCCCGCCCACCTTGGGCTCTGCCGTGGTCACCAGGCGGGTGTCACCGGCCAACCGCGCCAGATCGGGCGTGGCATCGGCGCCAGAGCGCAGCGCGCCCGCCATGAAGGTCTGCACGTCGCTCTTGGTGGCATAGCCGCCCAATGTCTCGCGCAGCACGTTCATGCAGGTCGACTTGCCGTCACCGCCCTTGCCCTGCAGGATGAAGATCACCTGCTCGCGGATGCTGCCCGTGGCTCCATAGCCCGCACAGGCCTGAAAGAACGCCCGCACTGCCGGGTCAGGCAGCACGGTCGCCATGTGCGCGTCCCAGGTCGGGCAACCGGCATCCGGGTGCATCGCATCCAGCCACTCGGCATCGGCAACCCGGCTGATCATGTCCGCGGGGTCATGCGGATCCCGGCGCACCTTCCATTGGCCATCGCTCTCGAAGAACCGCAAGGTCCCATTGGCCACGTTGATCGCCAGCGGATCACGGTCAAAGTCGTCGCGCGTGGCAAACATCAGGTTCTGCGCCTGCATCAGCATCGCCGCCGTCTTGTTGGCGTTGCCGCTCATCACGGCATGCTTGAACAGCGCCGTCGCGCGCTCTTCCCACCGGCCCACCTGGTCCTTCTGCACCCGCCCATCCTCGATTTCGGCCAGTATCGCACCAGCCTCGGCGCTGATATGCAACGCGACCTCGTGCGCGGTCAGGTGGGCGAGCCGCTTGCCGTCTTCACGGCTCCAACGGCGGCCGTCATAGCCCTGCCAGTGATCATCCACCCACAACAGCTTGCCGCCCGCCAGATCGCGCAGACGCCGGGCATTGCCCAGGTCAGAAAGCTCGTACCACGCCATTTTCAGCGGGTCGGCCACCGGAACCGCGATAGGACCCTGCACATCATTCATCGTGTTACGCTCCGGTTTTCGTTATCATTTCCGCCATCGATCGCACGGCGGGCGGCAGCGGCCTGGTCGGCCAGCGCGCGCACGGTCTGGGTGCGCTTGGTCAGCTTCTTCGCCGCCTGCGGATCGCCGACAAACTGCGCCATCAGCGCCTTATCGCGGGCCTGCGCCATCAGCGCGTCCAGCCCGATTCCCCCCATGCCCACCGCTTCGGAATACAGCTCGATCAGGCTCAACCGCTCGAGCAGCGCATCCTGCCCATGCTTGTCGGCAAAAGCGCGCTGCTTGATCACGTCCATCACCGCACCGGGGCTGAACCCGAACGCCTTCGCCTCGGACTTCACATCGGCGATATCGGCGTTGATCGACTTGCGATCCTCGATCAGCCGCTCGATTCGCTCCACAAAGGCGCGCAGCTGCGCCTCGGCATGGTCTGCCCCACTGCTCACGCCGCACCTCGAAGAACATCGTTGAAATCCGCACCCATCCGGGGCCGGATCGCTTCCACCGGCCACGCCCCGGCACGCCGCCAGTGCTGCACCGCCAGTGTCGCGCAGATGCGCGCGCGCTCTGCCCCGCTGACATCGCCGACGCCGCTCTTCTCGCCACGCGCCCGCTGGATTCGCCGGTGCAGCAACGGCTTCATGTCGGCATCGATCGCCACGATCACATGGCCCGGCTGCGCCACCACCATCGGTGGCCGCTCCGCATCGGCCTGCAAGTTCCACAGCGGAAGCGCCCCGTCGCGCGCCCGCACCGCGCCGCCTTCCAGATTGCCCAGCGACAGCGCCGCCGCCATGCGCCCTGCCCTGCCATCCATGCAGGCAGCAGAAATCGTGCTTTCGATGCCCTCACCCACCAGCAATGGCCTGCGATCCCCTTCCGGCGCATCCACCGGCCCCAGCCACACGCCGCCGCCGGCAACGTCGCCAAACATCTTGCGCGTCGGCACCGCGCGCCCGTCGCGGGTCTTGCCCAGAGCAGCCTTGGCGCGCCCGTGCGGTGCCAGATAGGTCACATGAACCCCCATCGGCACCCGCACACGGGCACCGGATGGCCCCTCGATCCGTTCGATCAGCGCCAGCATCGCCGGATGCGTCCCCATCAGCGCCTCGGGCCGTTCATGCACAGCCCAGGACCACACCGGGCAGCGCGGGTGATAGCGCAGCGCGCAAAGCGCCTGCCGCACAAGCGGGTGGGCAAGGTCCAGCCCGCGCGCCGCCAGCCAGTTCTCTACGATCTCACCCTCGGCAGGAAAAGACGTGCACCACATCCACTGCGCACATTCGATCGTCGGCACACGCAACGCATCGCGCTCCGGCGCAGCCCGCTCCAGCTCGGCACGCGGCGTCGCGCTCTCGCGCGCAAGAGTGACCCCCGCCTCATCGGAAAGCCGCCGCACCGCCTCGACAAAATCGACGCCCTGGTGCTGCATCACGAAGTCAATTACCCCGCCATGCGCCGAGCAGCCAAAACAGTGATACATCGCCTTGTCGTCGTTCACGGTGAAGCTGGGCGTGCGCTCCTGATGGAACGGGCAAAGCCCCACAAACTCCCGCCCCCGCCGCGCCAACTTGACCACCTGGCCGACCACGCGCGACACCGGCACCCGCGCCTTGATATCGGCAATCGCCGAAGGATCGATGCGCCCACTCATGCTGCCATCTCCCGCTCGCCCGCGCCGATCAGCGGGGCCCATTGCGCGGCCATGGCCGCTGCGATTCCGTGATAGGTCTGGCTGCGCCGGCGTGCCCGGTCAGGCCCCGGCCGTTCGCGGTGGCACCGAGACCACGCCTTGTGCTCTGCCGTTCCCGGCGCAGGCGGCGTCAGCATGTCGGTGGGCACCAGACGCGGCAGTTCGATCAGCTCGAGGCCGGTGTTCTTGAAGAACGGCTCGCCGAAGAAATAGGGGTGCACGAACTGGACAGGCCCACGCTCGACCAGCGCGATCGCATGGCCATGCATCACCGGGTTCTCGATCGCGCGGCGCGGGATCTGCGCTGCATCGCGCAGCCGCCGATAGAACGCCGCCGCCGCTTCCAGCTCGGCCCAGCGCGCCGGGTTGCGCCCATTCGCCTTGCGCCCGCCGAGGTAAAGATGCTTCGCCCCGCTGTTGCACAGGATCGTGCACGGCGGGTGCGCCACCATCAGCAGGTCCCAGCCATCATCCAAATGATCGAGCACATCGCCGGTGATGTGCCTGTTGCTGCCGTCATCGGCAGGCATGGTGTCGCATGACCATGCATCGCACCCCTGCGCCTCGAAAGCGCGCCGAACGACGCCGCTGCGCTCGCACGCGACCAGAACACGCCCCGCCATCACTCTTCCTCGTCCAGCAGATTGGCGATCATCACCGGCTCTTCGCTGATGATGTCGAGCAGGCGGCACGCCAGCACGGCCACCGGCATGTTGCGCTGCGCCGCGATCGGCAGCAGCCGGTCAAACAGCGTGCGATCCAGATCGAAGGTGCGGGTCACCGGCGACATCGGCGTGTCGAGCTTGTCCAGGCACGACGGGCACACGAAAAGCTGGTGCCACTTGGTCAGCGTCTGCACCGCGCGGGTGCCGCAGCGACCGCAGGTGCTGCGAAAGGCCATCGCCGTCATGCCACTGCCCCGAACAGGTCTATCTGGCGCGCAGAAGCCGCCAACCGCCGCCCCGATGGCCGCAACGCGCCAATCTTCAGGCGCTTCTCTGCCATGGCCGCATATTCAGGATTGAGCTCGATCAGGATGGCATCACGGCCCAGCGCCTGGGCGACCAGGCCGGTGGTGCCGCTGCCGCCAAACGGATCGATCACCGTGCCGCCGCGCGGGCATCCACCCAGAATGCATGGCACCACCAGGTCCGGCGGAAAGGTGGCAAAATGGGCATCGTGATACGCCGCCGTCGCGATGTCCCACACATCCGGGCCAATGTGCTGCAGGAAGTCCGACAGGTCACCCTCGGCATTGCGCAGCAACCGGCCATTGGCCATCTGCTCGGCGCGGTCCATGCCGTCCCAGCGATCGTTGGATCCTTGATGAGGTCGAGCATGGCCGCGCTGCTTGTCCATGCGCTTGCCTTTCTGTCGGCCTTCACGATGGATAGTGCCGTGACCACCCTCGCCGGTGTCCCAGCCATCAGGCTGCTTGCCATCTGCAATGGTAGAGCGTTGCACCCGCACCGCCTCGGCATCCCAGTACGCGCCGATCTTCACCCAGCGCGCAGCCTGCACATCTGGCCGCGTCACCAGCGGACAGCGCTCGGTCAGGTCAGGATCAAACCGGATTTCGCCGGTGTCGCGCGCGCGATAGACCGGAGCATCCGCGCTCTTGGTCAGCATGAAAATCTTCTCGTGCGCGCTACTGGGGCGATAGGCGCCGCTGCTGTCGGGCATCGGGTTGGTCTTGCGCCAGATGATCTCGCTGCGCACCCACCAGCCCGCATCCTGCAGCGCGATCGCGAGACGGTTCGGGATCATGCACAGGTCCTTGGGCTTCAGATACCCGCCAGACGGAGCATTCCCGCCACCGCGTCGACCCGATCCATTTGCCGGTGGCCCCGGAACATCCCGCCCACCGCTCGCTCCGAAAACCGGCCCAGCAGCAGCGCGCGGCGCGTCGCCCATACGTCGCTTCTGCTCCGCCGCTGGATAACCACCCTCGGGCGTCCGCTCGATCGGCCCCACGGTGCTGAACGGCTTATCGCGGAAAGTCCGGTCATCGTTCCCCGCCGCCTTGGTATCGGCAGCGCTGCGGCCGTTGGGTGAGGTCGCATAGCAGTCGCCGTAATTCAGGAAGAACGTGCCATGCGGCTTCAGGATGCGCCGGACTTCTTCGAAAAGCTCGACCTGCGCGGCGATGTGCTCGGCCAGAGTCGGTTCCAGCCCCATCTGGCCAGCGACGCCATAATCGCGCAGCCCCCAGTAAGGTGGCGAGGTGACGCAACAGTCGGCGCTCTCGTCGGGCAAGCCGCGCAGCACCTCGAGCGCATCGCCGATGATGATCTGAACACTCATGATGCCTGCCATCCCAATCCTGCGCAGATTTGCGCCCACAGCGATTCCGCCCGGTAAATGCTCATGCCCAGCTGTCTGGCCGCGCGCGCGATGCTGCCGTGGCGCTCGACCTTCTCGGCCAGCGCATCCATGTCGCGCTCATCCTTGCTGGCCACGGCGCGACTCCCCCGTCACCGATCAAACCCGCATCGGCATGAGCACGCAGAAGCGGTCGCTGCCGATCGCCTTGCTCCACTTCGTCGGGCTGGCTGAATCGCCGAACGCCACCATCGCCGCGTCACCGGGCAGCTGCGCCAGCACATCGGCCAGGTAGCGCGCATTGAACCCGATGGTGACGGGGTCGCCCGCGTAATTCGCCTCGACCGTCTCTGTCGCCATGCCGGTCTCGGCACAGGTCACGGTCAGCACGATATCATCCCCGCCGAACTCAACCTTCACCGCGCGTTCCTTGCCGGTGTCGATCGTCGCGACACGCGCCAGCGCCGCCTCCAGCACGCGCGGGTCGAACTCGCAGACCTTGTCGGCGTTGCTCGGCACCACGCGGCGCCAGTCGGGGAAGTTGCCGTCGATCAGCTTGCTGACCAGCACGGTCTCGCCGCTCTCCATCCGCAATTTGCCATGCGCAAAGGCGAGCTCAACCCGAGCCTCACCGCAAAGCGAAACCATCGCCGCCACAGCCTTGCGCGGCACGATCGAATGCTGCAGCGGCTCGCTGCCATCGGGCGCGTGCAGGCACACGGTGTGAAGCCGGTGGCCATCGGTCGCCACCGCCAGCAGCTCGGCCGCATCCCGCTCGAAGAACACCCCGTTCAGATAATACCGCGTCTCTTCGGTGCTCACCGCGGGGCGGCAGTGCGCCAGCATCTCGGCCAGCGTGCTGCCCGTCATCTCGAACTGCGCCTGCCAGTCCTGCGTCGCGATGCGCGGAAAGTCGCCAACCGGCAGCGTCGGGAAGTCGAACCGCGCCCGCCCGCAGGCCATCTTCAACCGGCCATCTGCGGCAGTCAGCGTCACCTCGGCATCGCCCGCACCCAATTTGTCCACCGCCTTGCCCAGCACATGCGCCAGCACGGTAATGCCCCAGCTGCCGGATGCGCTCGTCACCGGCACCTGGCGGGTGATCTCCATGTCCAGGTCGGTGCCGCACACGGTCAGGTGTTCAGCGTTCACCTCGATCAGCACGTTGGAAAGGATCGGGATGGTGTTGCGCGCCTCGACAGCCGCCACGACCGACTTCAACGCCGCCTTCAGCGACCCCGCCGGCAGAGACACCACATCGGCCTTGGTATCGGATCCACGTGCCATGTCAGTTCCCCTTTTCGATGATCAGGCCGACGATATCGGCGATGGATTCGGAGTACCGGCGCACGAAAAGGTCGGCCCCGTCGCGATCGATGCGCCCGCAATCGGCCAGCGACTGCACCTCGGTGCACTTCGCGGCGGCATGGCAGATGATGCCCAGGGCGATCGTGTGAGCGGCGCAATCCACAGCCACCTCGAGAAGATCGCCAACGCTCGGCGGCTTGGCCCTCAGCGTGGCCTTGATGCAGCCTGACGGCTGATCTTCAAACTCGACGCTGACCTGCACTGCTAGCCCTTCCGGAATCGCCGCGATCATCCCGCTGCCACTCATGCCGCCATCTCTTCGATCGGCCGACCCAGCGGGCGACCATATTTGCGCTGATGCTCTGCCGCCTGCTGCGCGACCCATTCTTTGCGCATGCGCGCGGCCTCGCCCCGGCGCTCGGCCAGCGGGTCGAATGTCGGCGGCGGTGGCGCGGTGTCGGGCTGGGGCAGCGTGTTCGTCTTGCGCTCGCGCGTCGCGCCCATGCCATCGGGGTTTTCCGCCATCAGCTGGCGATAGCGCGCGGCCACGCTCTTGCTGGCGCGCAGCGCGCTGCGGTCCAGCAACCGGGCAAGGCCTTCCTTGTCGCGCCCCGCGGCAACGGCAATGCTCCACAGCGGCGTTCCGGTCCGCTCCAGCCAGGCGCGCACCTCGCACGCTAGCGCGTCTGTCTCGGCAAGCATCAGATACTCGGTCGCCTGCCTGGACCCGACCGCCTTCTCCAGACCGCGCGGGTTGCGCACGATCTCGCCCGCGATCGCCGCCTGCGTCACCCGCAGCATCCCATGGCCCTTTTGGCGCACCGCGTTGCGGATGTTGACCGAGACCCCGGCCTTGCGTGCCAGATGCGTCCACACCGATCCGGTGGTAAGCAGCCAGTGGTCGACGTCGCTCAGGAACGCCATTGCCTCTTCATGGGTCAGCACGTTCTCGGACGATGTCTTGTTCTGTCCCCGCAACGTCATGTCACTTCCCCTTCGCTGCTGCCGGCACGCGCGACGGATCCGCCGTGCGCGCGCCGGTGTTCACAATCGTGATGATGCGCGGGTCGAACGTGCTGGCCGCGTCGACGCGGATCATCCCCGCCCGCACCAGCCTGGTGATCGCGTATCGCGCCTGCTCGGCGGTGTTCAGGTCGACTTCCGCTGCAATCGCCCGGTTGTTCGGGCAGGGCAGACCACGCGCCGCCAGATCGACCAGCAGCGCGAACACCCGCCCCGCTTGGGTCTCGGCAAAGTCGGCAGGCGCGCCCAGCGCAGGGCGGGACTGCCGCCGCGCCGCATTTCCGAACAGCCGCGGCCCACCCTTTGAACGACTCTCGACGGGAGGCTCGCGCCGACGCGCAACATACTGCAGCGGTTTGCCCGGGCCGGGCCTGCGCTGAAACAGCACCGCCTCGCCCTCGTCGGCCCAGCGCCGCGCCAGCAACCCGGCAGGCGCCTCGCGGCCCAGCGCGGGCCCGGTGGCATACACCAGCTCGGCGCCCGGCGCGGCATTCTCCAGCCACGCCTCCATCACGGTGACATCGGCATACAGCGTCAGCGGACCCAGCACGAAGCGCGGCGCGGAAGGTGCGGCGGCATCAGGCATCGTCATCGTCCCGACCCAGAATGAACGGCCAGACCAGCACGCCGATCAGGATCGGCAAGGCATCGTCGGCAAGCGTAAAACCGCGCCAGTCGACGCCATCAGGCAGCGCCAGGCGCATCACGATCACGCCCGCAAACAGCCAGCAGGCCACGAAGCCGAAGAGAAACCCAACCATCATGCTACCGGCTCCCGCACCGGCGTACCGTTCAAAAGGCTGATGGTCTCCGCATCTTCTGCGTCAGGTTCATGTGGTCGGATTTTGCGGAACGCCGACGATTCAAACTTGCACCGTGCCGGATAGGCATCAAAGGACAAGCCCAGACCCCCGTATTTCAGTGATGTTACTGCACTCACACGATTCACGCTGCCCGGCAGTGGCGGGCCATGATCATGCTCAGGGCCATCCCGGTACCACTTCCCGCTGTAAACGCACATTGCCGGGTCGCCCGGCTGCCAATCTTCGGCCATCACCGCCCACCCTTCTGTTTGGCAGCGCCATCACGCGCAGCAGCCATCGTGACCGCCTGCTTCAGTTCGATTCCGCGCGCGAACAGGTCTTCGATCTCGCGGTTGATCGCTTCTGCCTCTTTGGCGCTGATGCGACCGTCACCGGCCAGCGATCGGTCGATCTCGCGGCTGACGTCTCCCATCTCTGAGAACAGCTGCATCACCGCGGCGCGCAGATCGTCGCTGCCCAGGTCCGCCTGTGGCAACGGTACGAACACCCCGCCCGCCAGACGGCACAGCTCGCGCGTCACCTGCGGATGCCCCGGTGTGCCGTGCGTCACCCGCTCCAGCGCGGCGATGACGTCGATTGGCATCCAGTAATCTTCATCGTTGATGTTGCTATACCGCCCGATCGTGCTCTTGCCCTTGCCGACCAGGTCGGCCGCAGCCTCCACACCGTGCACCGCCCCCACCAGATCGGATGAAGCAGCCTTCAGCCGCTGCTGGCGCACGGTCAGCGTCATGTCGACGCCTCCGGGGTGGCACTTGCCGGGGCCACCCCTTCGGCTACAGTCCGGCTAGCAACACCGACCGAAAGGAGAATACGATGGCCATGGCGCGCATGTCCGAGGGAGTACCGATAGTGCAGGACCACAATCGGGAAGTCGCTCTCTGGGCGGATGACGAAGGTGATGCGCACGGGTTCGTCCTGTCGCCCGCTGCCGCCGTCACCCTCGCCAATCGCCTGCTCGCCGTCGCAGAGGAAATCGATGCGCAGGCCACGCTGTCCATTCCCGTCGATTCGGTAGATCTGCAGGTAGGCCATGATGAGGCTGGCGAAGAACGCGTGTGCCTCGTGTTCAAAAACATCGTCGGGGCAACGACACGTTGCGATATGGACGTGACCCGCTTTGCGGAGATGACCGCCGCCTGCCGCGCGGCCATGGTCGACATCGATCGGCCAAAACCGCCGCGCTAGGATGGGCGTGCCGCCTGCAATTTGCCGGATGTTCCAGCAGTCGGCCACTGCACCAGCGCGTGGTGGGCGAGCTTCGATGATGCGTGCATGATCGAGGCTCATTCCGCCGCCTCCGCCTGGGGGGAAACGTCGGCAGAGCTTCCCGGTGACAGCGGCGCGGTCGGCCCAGTAAGACCCAATACATGCAGAAACTCGCATGCCTCTTCAGGAACATTCTCGCCGGGCCAATGTGCAGGCGTGGCAAAGAACTGCGCGAACTTCTCCAATGTTCCATCCGTGACACCTGCCTTCGGCTGACGCAGGCGCTCAAAAAATCCGCCGTCGTTCATCACCACGGTGGCAAGCCGCGCCAAGGATCTATCGTTGGCATGACACCACCGATCCGCGAGCCGACGAAGTCTGGTTTTGAGTTTCAATGGATCGCTCCGCAGTGATGAACGCGGCAACTGATGCGGGAATTTACCCGCCTGTGTCAACGGGTTTTTTCCCGCATGACTTGGCAGTAATTGCGCGGGATAATCCCCGCATGTCCCAAGTCATTGATTTTTATCAGCGCCTCGATCAGCGACGCGACGAAAAAGGCTTTACGGACCGCTCTCTTTCGATGGCGGTGACAGGGAAGCCCGATCTGATCCGTGACGGCAAAAAGCGCCAACGGCTGCCGTCAGGAAACAATCTGGTCAAGGTCGCCGAAGTGCTCGAAGTCTCGGTCGACTGGCTTACAGGCAAGGATGCACTGGCGATCCCCTCCGACGTCCGGATCGCCGACCCAACCATCCCGTTTCAGGCATTCCCCTCGGGCCGGCGCAATGAAACGCTTCCCGTACTGGGCACCGCGCATGGCGGCACGGTCATCTATCAGGATACAGCTGGCGATGACGCCGATGTCGAACAGACCCTTTTCGAACCCACCCAGGTGGTCCGCTATGTCACACGCCCGCCCGCATTGAACGGCGCCGACGAGGCCTACGCGGTCTATGTCGAGGGCGAATCGATGGACCCCCGATATCGGCCTGGTGACATGGCCGTAGTAGATCCACGCAAGCCGCCCCAGATCGGCGACGACGTGATCGTCCAGCTCAGCGAGAACGGCCACGACGAAATCTGCGCGATCCTGATCAAGACGCTGGCACGCCGATCACCCGATTTTATCGAGCTTTTACAGTATAATCCGCCGCTAAGGTTCAGGGTGGATTCGCGCCGGGTTCGCCGCATGCATCGCATCATGTCTCAAGGCGACCTGCTCGGCGGATAGCTATCGATCGTTCACGGAAATTAGCGTGGCTTCGCAGGTATCGTTGTCAACGCTCGCCACTGCCGTCCCGATATTCATTCCGCCAAAGCCATTCTGCGCGCGAAACTTCATGATCGCTGCGTTCTCCAGCCTACCGGTCTTTTCATTGGTCACGGCAGGCATGATCCTCGTCTCGATATGCTCGAAGCTGTCCGGGTTGCGCGCGCCATTCATGACCTGAGACTTCAGGCTTCGGTTTGAGCCATCCCATGTTGCGACACAATGCTGCCCGCTCACCTGCTTGGCCGCATCGGCCTGTTCCTCAAGGTCTTCTGCCTTGTCGGATGCCGCCTTTGCAGCAAGCACCTTCTGCTCCCGCTCAGCTTGCACCTCAGCGTATCGCTCTGGCGCGAACGTCCGAGCAGAAAGATCAGCCAACAGGGCAAACGCCAAGAGCCCGCCGATCCAGTAGAGCGCCAGGCGCTTGCCCGAAGTCCGTTTTGCCGCCGTCTCACTCGCGTCATCTCTTGCCATTTGCCACCTCAAAGGTCTGTCGCATTTCAATCATAGCCCGATAGCCAGAAAATCAGGCGTGGGAAAAAACCCGCACTACTGTATTGACACGGGAAAAAACCCGCATATTATCCGCCCCGTCAACAACGGAGGCACACATGCTCAAGGCTCCCGCTCAGTTCCCCCACCCTGGTTGCACCGCGTTCGATCGCAGCACCGGTGTACAGGTCCGCATCATCCGCACCAACCCGGGCGGCAGCGTCACCGTCGTGGGCGACAGCAAGCGCCACGGCGCCGCCAGCGGCATCCGCACCGTTGCGCTCAAGAGCCTCTGCGAAAGCTGGCCCCCCAAGCGCGCCTACAACCGGAGGGCAGCGGCATGAGCTTTATCGATCGCGCCGCTGTGGCCGAAGTCGCTGCCAGTCTGACAGACATTCACAAGCGCGCCCTGGCAGAGCTTTGCTCAGATTACGGACGCGGCCCTCGGCATCTTTCCTCCAACCTCGGCATCAGCTTATCCGATGCGCGCGAAATCCTCTCGTTTTTCAAAAGCGAGGGCATCTGCGCTTTCGGATCACTCTGGAATGAAGACGATGGCCTATGCAGCGGGCGCGGCTATTGGCTGGACCGCTTCGGCTTAGCTGTTCGCGAGGAAGTTCTACCGGAGTTCGCGGCATGACCTACGCCCAGCTTCTCGAGATCCGCGCCGCGCTCAAGGACGTGAGGGGCTGGCTGCGCGAGATGCTCGACGCCCTCATCGTTCTGCTTGTGCTGCTCGTGACCGGCCTCGCTTTGGTCGCCGCGCTTCGCCCCGCGGTGATGTGATGGATCAGGATCGCGCCCCGCCGAACGGCTCGACAACGGCCGATCCTCCCGCACCCATCGCGGCGGCCTTGCTGCTCGGGCTCATCTTCTTCTGGCTGCCCCTGGGCATCGCCGCAACTATCCGGTGCTTCAAATGACAACACCATCCCCCCGTTACCGCCCGCCGCATCAACCGCCGCGGGAAGGCAAGCTCTTCGTCCTCAACACCGGGCTCACCCGCAAGCGCGAAGGCGACGTATCGCAGATCCTGCCGGACGGCACTCGCCAGCCATGGAAAGGCCGGGCGTGAGCGATCGCCCCATCCTGTTCAGCGCGCCCATGGTACGCGCTCTGCTCGCTGGCACCAAGACGCAGACGCGGCGCACGCTTCGGCGCGCGCGTGTGTTCGGTACACCAGAGACCAAAGCGTTCACTCTTAGCGGAGACAATCTCGCACGTGCGTTGCAAGGCGCTGATCGCTTCCGGCATCTTTGCGGTGATGGCTGGTTTTGGGAAGCCGACGCCTTTGAATGGCAGGCACCCGCCACCCGTACGGGATGGATGGCGCATATCGGCTACGCCCCCGGGGAACGTCTTTGGGTCAAGGAAACGCACGCCTTCCATTGGGCAACTGATGATCAGAAATCCCGCGATATGGATCCTGAACTTTGGTCGGTACGTTACATCGCCGACGATTTCATTCGCCCGGCTAGTCGCGATGGATCGGCTGCCCTGATCGATCAGTGCAAAAAGTTGCGCCCGTCGATCTTCATGCCGCGCTGGGCGAGCCGCATCACGCTCACCGTCACCGACGTTCGAGTCGAGCGGCTGCAGGACATCAGCGAGGCCGATGTTCTGGCAGAAGGCGCGCCGCTCGATCCTAATCACCGCGACGGCACACAGGATGGGTCCAACCCCTATATGTGTGTCGGTGAAACTCCACACACCACGCAATCGCCGCGAGCCTGGTATCATCACGTCTGGGACAGCATCAACGGCGCTGGCGCATGGGATGCGAACCCGTGGGTGGTCGCTGTCAGCTTCGACGTCAGGAAGGGCAACATCGATGCCTGACCGCGCCTTCATCTCCACCGAACTGGACCGCCGCATCGCGGTGGCGCAGCGCGCGCGGGATGCGGGGCAGATGGATGCCCGCGCCGCCAACCGCGCGCTGATGCCTTGGGCAGCTGCAGAGGCGTGGCTGGTGGGGCACAGGGGCGATGCGATCAGCCCGCGCGATGGCCAGACCCCGGCGGGCGAACTCTGCCCGCTGGACGCCACCATCGGCGAGCTCACCCGCGCCCGCGACACCCTCGCCCGCCAGATCGACGAGGAAGGCAAGCACGACCGCATGCCCCGCTATATCGGCCTGCGCGATGCCGTGCGCCGCCTGGCGCTGATGCAGCTGCTGCGCGAGGGCTACCGGCAGAAGCCAGCAGCACCCGTCCCCATGCCCCGCAACGCCCTGCCATCCTCACAGCCCAGCCTGCTCGCCGACATGTTCGGCCCCGATGGCAAGCCGTTGCCGATCGAGAGGAATGCGGCATGATGCAAGTTCTCGGAAGCGGACTGGAAATCGGGCAACGCGTGGTGCTCACCAAGCATGGCCGCGATTATGCGACGGTCGCCGGTGACGGCTCCAAACCCGAAAGCATCATGCTCAACGTCGATGGCAGGGTCTATAACCCGCAAGAGCACTGGCGGGCAGATGTCGTCCCTGCCATCGCGGCGCGCGACATGGTGATAGGTGACTTGCTCAATCTGCAAATGCTCAAAGACGTGATTGAGCAGCCGTTCCTCGGGACGCTTTGGACCGATGGCGATAGCGGGATGCTCACGCCCTATGTCTGCCAACGCTCATTCGGTGATGGAATGCGCCTACTCAAAATCGCCACGATCAACCAGCGCCCGAATTATCATGTCGTTCGGGTCCATAGCGGGTGGGCAGAATCCGATTGGTCAGCCGACGACAATATTGGTGAACACATTGAGGAAATTCTCACCGCCATCGAGGAGGAGTGCGGCAGCGCGCGCTGCGGATACTCGGGCAGCAGCTTGCGCTGGCCGCGCGAGGATCGGATTGAGAATTGCCAATGCGAAGAATGCGACGATGACTATGTTTCTGTCTGGCCTGAGATTGACGCGGATATAGGCTACTCATGGTCGGTCAACGGGCTCGACTGGATTGCACATAAAATCGGGTGGCAGTTATGAATCCCGACCCTATCCTGATCGAAGAAGCAGACGCCGCCGCCGCGATCGCGCTGTCGGCGCGCACGCTACGCAAGCTGCGCAATGAAGGCGCGGTTGACTTCGTCAAGATCGGCAGGCGTATTCTGTACCTTCGCGAAGACCTGATCGATTTCGCAAAGAGGCACCGCACATGCAGCTCCACAGACGCTCCGGCTCGCCCTACTGGTGGTACGCGTTCACCTTCCGGGGTCGCCGATATCGCGGCAGCACGAAAGCAGAGAGAAAAGCGGACGCGCAGGCGATAGCCGCCGCGCTGCTGGCCGATCTGCAGGCCGCACCGCAACGCCTGGAAAGCTGGAAGCTCACCCATGTGCTGGGCACATACTACACCGATCACGCCCAGCACCTGCGCAGCCACGCCTTTGTCTGGCAAAAGATCACGCTGTTCGATGCGATGCTCGATACCAACCAGGCGCTGGCCAGCCTGACCACCCGCCAGCTGATGGACTTCCGCGCAAAGCGGCGCGGCCTCGGCATCGATCGCCCGACCATCAACCGCGACATTGCCGTGCTGAAAGCGGCGATCAACCACGCGGTGAACGCGCACGGCCTGGCCGCGCCGGCAGTCGACTGGAAGCGCCTGCGATACCCGGAGAACGAACACCGCGTGCGATTCCTCAGCCACGAGGAATTCGACGGGCTGATCGCCGCAGCGGATCCGGGAATGCAGCTGGCCATCACCGCGGCGGTGACCACGGGCCTGCGCAAGACGGCGATGCTGGGGATCGAGTGGCACCAGGTCGACCTGCGCGGCCGCACTATCACGATTCCGAAGGGCAAGGGCAGGAAGCCGCAGGTGGTCGGCATCGCCACCCCGCTGCTGAAGCTGCTGAAGGAACACCGCGCCAGCCAGACCGCTGCCAGCAAGCCAGCCACCGGCGCGGCCAAGCCAGCCTCCGGCACGGGCACAGCAAAGGTAGTGCAGCTGCGCGGCCCGGTCTTCGACCTGACGAACTTCCGCAAGCGCTGGGAAAAGACCCGCACCGACGCAGGCCTGGTCGACTTCCACTGGCACGACCTGCGCCACACCTTCGCCACATGGGCACGCCAGGGCGGCGCCGATCTGCTCGAGCTGCAAAAGGCCATGGCCCACAGCTCCGTCGCCGTCACCGCCCGTTACATGCACATCGGCGCAGAAGAAACCGTGACCGCATTCGACCGCGCAGCAGCCGCGATCGGCAAGGCAGCACCCGAAACCGACAATGAGGAGCAAACCGCATGA